CCAGTACAAAGATTTAAAAAAGCAAGTGAAGCACAAGTTTATTCAGACAGTAGGAGATTTATTTAATGTCATTAATTAGTGTCGGTAAAAAGATAGGTGATTTAGATATACGTTTAGGTATACCACCATCAAAATCACAGTTTAGTGTTAATGATACAAACAAACGTTTTGATTATAATAACAAAACAACAAATAGAGATTCTATATTTAACAGATTTAGATCAGGTATTACACAATCTGGTGGATTTGCTAGACCAACACAGTTTCTAGTTACAGTAGATGGCCCTAAAGGCAGTGCATTAGGAAATGTTGGCATTTATAATGACACTCAATCATTAGATCAAGTTGCTCGATTACATAAAAGTGCTAAACTATCTGATGCCATTAAAACAAATTTACAATTAAGAATGGATTTATTTTGCTCAAATGTTAGTATACCTGATAAAACAATAACTGATGATGTCAATGAACAGTATTATGGACCTAAAAGAGCAATGGCAAAAAATGTACAATATGGTGATGTAACATTAGAATTTTACACTAGTGTTAATTATGAAGAAAGATTATTTTTTGAAGCATGGCAAAACTCTATAATTGATCCTATCAGTCACAACGTAGGATATTATGATGACTATGCCACACCATGTATGATTACAATTACACCATTAACAAAAACATTTACAGCTGCATTGGCAAACTTTGAACCATCAGGTGATCCAGGCAGAGATAGACAAGAGTTAAGAAAAAGTTTAGGTGATCAATCTGGATTTTCATCATATCAAGTACAAATGTATGAGGTGTGGCCTAAAACAATTGCTGCTACACCATTAAGTTATGATGCTACAAATCAATTTGTAAAAACAAGTGTCACATTTACATATAGAAATTATGCTACAACAGCATGGAACTTTCTAGCAAAAAATAATACTGAAGAATTTAAAACGCTTGACAGAATGGAATATAGAACAAATACTACAAACATACAAGGTAGTTTTTTAGATAATTTACCATTTGGTATTGGTAACGAAATAGGTAGAGCTGGTCGTCAAGTTTATGAAACAATTAAAAAGAATATACCGATAGGTAGAGTAACGGGTGGTAGTGTATTCCCAAAAGGTCTTCCAGACCCTAAAATTATACGAAACATATTTTATTAATAATATAAGGAGTGAAAATGAGTATACCATTAATGAAAGTGCCTGAATATGATTTAACATTATCAAATAATGTAAAAATAAAGTACAGGCCGTTCTTAGTAAAAGAACAAAAACTATTGTTACTTTCAAATGAAAATCAAAATGAAAGTGAAATGGTTAATATCTTAATTGATATTGTACAAGCGTGTGTAAAAGGTGATATAGATGTTAAGAAACTGCCTGTATATGATTTTGAATGGTTGTGGTTAAACATAAGATCAAAATCTATTGGTGAGGTTGTGAATTTGAAATTAAAATGTCCAGATGATGAAACACAAGTTGTTGATTATGAATTAAAAATAGAAGATGTAAAACCTGATTTAAATAAAAAGATTAATACTAAAATTGAATTTACAAAAGATTACGGTGTAATGATGAGAATACCTACAATCAAAGAAGTTGCAAACAAAAGAACAATTTTAGATATGTCAATTAATTTAATGAGAGATTGCATTGATCAAATATATCAAGGTGAAGAATTATTTGAAGCAAAAGAAATTGAAAAGGAAGAGTTGAATGAGTTTTTAGATAATCTTACAATGACACAATTTAAAAAGATAAAAGATTATTTTGATACTTTGCCAATTATATCACATACGATAAAATATAAAAACCCTAAGTCGGGTGTTGAACACAATTTGTTATTACAAGGTGCAACTGATTTTTTTCAGTTACCCTCTTACATGAGAGCCTAGAGAGTTATTTTAGAACAAATTTTGCTTTAATGCAATATCATAAATATTCTCTATCAGACCTTGAAGGAATGATACCATGGGAGAGGGACATATATGTTGAACTATTAATGCAACATATAAAAGAAGAAAACGAAAAGTTAAGAGAGAAACAAAGAGGAAGAACATGATAGAAGTAGGAAAAAATATAATAGTTAACATATGGGTATTTTTAAGAGATGAAGTACCTCAGTTTATGTCAAACTGGAGATTAATACCAAGAGTATTCATGTTGTTATATGGATATGCTTTCTATATGACAATGCAATGGTTTATGGCATTACCTGAACCAAACAATGCACAGGCAGGTTTTGTATCTGTAGTTGTTGGTGCTGGTGCAGCTTGGTTTGGTTTATATGTAAATGGTAAACCTAGTAAAATAGAAACAAAGAAATAATAAATGCAATCAAAAGTCTTTAAAAAAGCAAATCCTGAAAACTTTAATAAGATTCTTAAAAGACAAAAAGAAGAAGAGTCTGATCCTAAGTTTGCTATATCTGATGCCTTGCAAGAATATCAATCACAGTTAGAGAAATCTGCTGGGTATCAGAATCAAAGTAAATTAAATGATGCTAAAATAAGAACAGATATAGTAAACTATGTGATAAACTACGGTCCTGGTGATTTAGAAGGATTAAAAGGAATGGAGTTTGATGACGCAAAGACTTTACAAAAGACTATTGAAAAAGAAATAGGTGAATATGAAGGATTAAATAAAAAAGGCATTATTAGTGATGAGGAACTTATATTCATAAAAGAAACTGTAGGTAGAACAAATGAACAACTAAAAAAAGTTTTAGGACTAACCACAAAATTATCATTATCATTTAGAGATTTCAAAAAAGAATTAAAACCTTTAAAATTAGCACAAAGAATAGGTCTTACAAATATACCAATCATTGGTAAAAGAATTGAAAGGGCGATTGAGTCTGATGAACAGGCAGAGAGTAAAGCATTATCTTTGAAAAGAAGATTAAGAACAAAAGAGGCTAAAGAGCAATTTAAAACTGGTGGACAAAGTACCGTACAAACACAATCAGAGCAAAGAGAAGAATTAGCAAAAGAGGCCACATCATCACTATTTACAGAAGCACCATCAATAAGTGCAAGAAGTGTATCAAAAGAAAATTTAGTAGAAGAAGAACGAGAATCTGATAAACAATTTGAAACATCATCAGGTTTGTTAGAAAAGATATTAATTGAATCTGAATTAACAAACGAATTATTAGGTGGTAAAAAACGTGGAGAGAGTGATGAGGGAGTTGGTTTTTTAGAAAAAGTTTTGGGCATAAAAATTCTTAAAGATATGTTTACAAAACCAGGGTTTGTACCAAACGCTGGTAAAGTAGCAACAGCATTGACAGGATTAACAGCAACAGGATTAGGCATAACTGTATTGTTTGGAGGTGCAGTAGGAACAGCAATAGGTAAACTTGTTAAATACTTTTTTGGTTCAAGGGACGACAATCCAAATGAAAGAGAGATAGAAAAACAAGAAAGTGCATTTGGATATAATGATGAAACAAATTTGGACTATGGATCACTTGATGAACCTAAAAAAGAAGCAATTATAAAAGATGAGTACACCAAATACAAAGGTGAATTAGGTGATATGTCATTTGAGCAATTTAGAGATGCTAGAAAGAATATTGGCATAGGAAAATATATAGAAGGAAGTAATCGGGCAGATAAAGGTAATGCGGAATCAATGAAAAACATTGATAAGATAAAACTTTACAATGAAGACCCTAATAAATTTAGTACAATGTATCCAAAGAAATCATTTTTTCAAAAAACATCCGATGTTTTGTTTAGTGGTACAACTGAAGATTTAGAAAAAATGTATTCAGGCCAATCAGCTGCAATGGGACTAATGGATACTAACTTTATACCTTTACAAAAAAATGAAAAGGTAAATGAAATGAAAGTGAACGAACTAGAAAAATTAGAAATTCAAAATGGTGCAGGCACAAATCTTATCAATAATAGCGTTGTTACTTCTGACAATTCTACCACTATGACTAATGACATGAACACATCTATAGGAACAACAAACGCAGATAAAACAGTTGAGAAGTTTGCAAACTACTCATAAATATTAATATGGCAAAACCTTTTAAATTTATAACAAATATAGTAAACGGATTAATTAAAAAACAATCCTCTGGACTAACAGGTGGTACTGTAGCAAATTTTAATACTATTGCTAGTAAAAAGGGAATTGTAAATTACAATCCAACAAACGCTGATTATTCATCTCCTCATAGAGTAGAAAGTAATAACTTTTACGTGTACCCTATAGACAAACAAGATCAGGAACATTATATTTTATTTGATATAATTGAAAGGCAGGCTGGAGATGCAACACCTAAAATTGGTGGTAATAGACAAGCAACTAAAAGAGCAGATAACCTTGATCAAGTTGTATATGGTGCAAATAGATTTTTTACTGAAGGTGTTGTTAAAGATGGTGGTTTTGATATAACAGGAAGTGCATCATCAAAAAGAGTGATAAAGGATACTATAGCAATTTATATGCCTCAAACAATAAAATTTCAATATGCAGCTGGTTATGGTGCAGCTGAAGTTGGAGTTGGATTTGCAGCATTTGAAGCATTAAAAAAATCAATAGATGGTGGTAATTTTTCAGAAAACTTTAAAGGTTTAGGACAACAATCAATTAATTTAATAAGAGATGGGTTTGCTTTTTTATCAGCGGGTGTAGGTGCAGGATTGGGCGCAGCCGCACAAAGAAAAACAGGTTTAAGTGTAGCAGCAATGCAAGAAATGATTTTTGAAGGTATAGATTATAGAACATTTAGTTTTACATTTAAATTTACACCAAGAAGTAGAAAAGAATCTGATGTTGTAAATAACATTTTACACACAATCAAAGAGTCTATGTTACCTGAAAAATTTGGTGGTGGTAAATCAATTGCTGCTTATAAAGTACCACATGAATTTGTAATAAGATTTATGAAAGGTGCACACATTAACGCATTTTTAGATCCAATAGGATTATGTGCTTGTACTGGCGTTGATATAGATTATGGGTCTGATAAGTTTTCAACTCATGCGGCTGGTGATCCAGTGTCAATTGACGCTACGTTAACATTTAAAGAATTAGAACTTGTAGAAAGAACAAGATATAACGAATTACGAGATAGTGCTCGAGGTGGCGGTATGATACCAGATAGAGGTAGAAATAGATAATGCCTTCTTATTTTAATCAATTTCCTAAAATATACTATGATGCTGTTGGTGACGGTAATTATAAATTAGTTACAAATTTGTTAAGACGAGTACAAGTTAAAGAAGGATTAAAAGAAAGTGGTGCATTATTTGATTTATACGATATAGAAGGTGAAGACACACCTGAGTCAGTTGCTGAACGATTTTATGGTGATCAGCAATACTATTGGATAATATTATTGTTTAACAATATTAAAGACCGATATTATGATTGGCCGTTGAGTCAAACACAATTTGAAACCTATGTAAACGACAAATATGACAATGTAAATGCTATTCATCATTATGAAATAGTACAAGAAAGTGGTTCAACAACATCTTTTGATGATTCTCATAAAATACAAGTAAACAGCACAACACCAGGTGCAACAGCAGTTACTAATTATGATTATGAGATGAAATTACAACACAAAAAAGGAAGAATTAAATTAGTTAAACCTGAATTTATAGAATTAATTGTTGAAGAATTTAAAGCATTGATCGGAGGATAGTATGTCACAAAGTGAGCCAAAGTATGGTGACTTGTTTAATAGATACCCAGGTGATTTTCGTGCATCGGATATAGTTTTATATAGTTACGGCGGTGCAGCGTTAGACATATCAGGCCTTAGTGCTGTCATTAATATTTACCAAGATTTAGATTCACCTTTTATATCAGGCAACATATTGTTTTTTGATAATGCAGCCGTGTCTAGTAGATTGCCTATTATTGGTAATGAGTTTTTAGAATTTAAAATGAGAAACCCAATAGATGGTGGTGGCGATGAAGAAATTAATGCTACTAATCATAGATTTCAAGTTTACGAAAAAAAATCAGTCACAACGACACAAAACACACAAGCAGTTGCCTTATCATTTACATCAATCGAGTCAATACGTAATGAACGATTAAGAGTATCTAAATCACTTTCAGGTTCATATGCTGAAATGGTTAATACACTTGTAAAAGATGATAAAGAATTAATTAATTCTAAAAAAGATTTGTTTATTGATCCAACATTGGGCAATTACACATATACGTTTCCAAATGTAAGACCTATTGAAGGCGTACAAATGATAAAATATCTTTCCGAACCTATAAATTTTAAAACACCACATTATCATTTTTTTGAAAACAATCGAGGTTTTCATTTTAGAACATTAGAAAGTTTGTATAGAGAAAGTAGTGATAGTGCTAACAACAGAAAATTTGTTGCCTTTATAGATTTATTATCAGCATTTAATCGTAACTTTGGAACACCTGATACAGAAACAGAATCGCCTGTTACAAAGGCTTATTCATTTAAATTTAATAATTCATACAACACATTACTTAACACAAGAGGTGGTTTGTTTGGTAGTACAATGTACTCACACGATTTAATTGATAAGAAATTTACAAAGACTAAATTATCATACACAAGTTATTATGAGCAAGCACTTCACATAGACGCACCATCTGGTGCTGGTAATAGGTATCAAGGTATAATGCCACCAGGTCCTGCTGACTTTGATGATGATTATACCGTAAATGATAAGTCATATGGATCAAAAAACAAAGATCAAATTGACCGACTAAACAAATCAAAATTAACTAAATCATCTAACGCAGATAATCGTAGATATATGGATGACTATTACAGCCGTGTATTTGTATCACCTGCTACAAGATGGAATCATATACGAAATAGTGAAGGTAATGCCAATGATCCTAGATTAGAACAAAAACAAGGTCTATCAGAAGCATCACGTGATTACTTCTCAATGGACATAGACATACCTGGTAACTTTACACTTAACGTAGGTGATCTGGTATGGTGTGAAGTGCCATCATACAATGCCGCTGAATCGACAAATGATCATAGGGTAATGCGAAATGATGTAATTGATCAACTATTAACAGGTCGTTATCTAATTAAATCACTTCATCATCAAGTAGATTTATTATCACAAAAACATGTTACAGCCATTACCGTAGTAAGAAATGTATTTGCAAGTGATTTACCAAATGCTGATACATTTAAAGAAAATGCACACTTTAGAAGTCAACCTGTAGATGTCATAGGTTCAGGTATTGATATTGCAACACTTAAACCGTTTAATATACACAAAGACCTTAAAATACCGTCACCACAGATAAGTACCGTAGAAGACGTTGCTAAAGCACTTAATGTAGATTTGAGTAGTACAGACTTAAATGTCAAGGATGCCGCTAATAAGGCGGTTAATAACGTGCTAAACAGTACATCCAATAGGGTATTACAAAACAAATATCTTGCAAATATCAATAGTGCCATATTAACAAGAAAATCAGTAGTAGAGAAGATTGCAGAAAAGGCCAAGTTAATCTTTGGCGGTCTTAAATTACCTACAACATCTAATCCAATGGGTAGAGATAGGGTGTTAAACAATAACTTTGTAACTAAAGCAATAGTTAACTTTAAAAACTCAAGTTTTGGCAAGGGTGTTTCAAGTTTCTTTAATAGGTTTAGATAATGATACAAACATTGAGCATCCTCAAAGTTTATTGCGAGTTTAGAAAAAAATTTCCATATAAGGGTATGGCCACATGAGAGGACATGAATAGAATAGACCTACAAACAATGTAAGAAAGAAACTATATCAATCTTACAAAGGACCAAAGACAATTTGAACAATATGAAAGAATATATCACAAAAGAAGCAATGAATATAAGAGGTTCTATCAATAGGCCTCTAATTAGTGCTACGCACCGCGGCTCGTACGCAGATTGTTTAAATACGGATAAATATAGGGAGGTGACCGCTTTAAATACGGTCATTTATGGGAAAAAAATAAAATGATTACAGACTTTATGGGCAAAGACGGTTTCATCTGGTTCGCAGGTGTTGTGGAAGATCGTAAAGATCCTCTTAAACTTGGCCGTGTTCGAGTACGTTGTTTAGGTTATCACACAGAAAACAAAGAACAACTGCCTACTACAGACTTGCCTTGGGCACATCCTTTACTCCCTATTACTTCATCTGGCGTATCTGGTATTGGCCAGACTCCTCTTGGCCTTGTCGAAGGGTCATGGGTGATTGGTTTCTTTAGAGATGCAGATACAAAACAAGACGCAGTAATATTGGGTGCATTGCCAGGCAAACCTACTACATCAGGTGCAATTAATGCCGCAGAAGGATTAGGTTTCTCAGATCCAAATGGTATATACCCTAAAGCGCAGACTGAAGGTAGTACAGATGCTCAACATGATGTTAATAGATTAGCACGGAATGACGCAGATGATTCTTCTATTACACTTGAAGCAAGAAAGGCCTTACGTGCTGCAAATTATACAAACATA